ACGGGGAGGCGTTCCTGCTCGATGAGGTACTATACCAGAACGGCCTTTCGAATAGGCAGATATTCCAACTGCTCGAATCGGAGGTCGGGAAGAATACCGTTATCGCAGACAGCGCCGAACCGAAGTCGATAGACGAACTACACGGGTACGGGATGAACGTACACCCAGCGCGGAAGGGTCCCGACTCCGTACGTGCGGGAATTCAGTTCTTCCACTCGAAGCCTTTGGCCGTTACGTCCCGTTCGCTGAACCTGATAAAGGAACTACGGAACTACAAGTGGAAGGAGGACAAAAACGGGAAGAACCTCAACGAACCGGTAGACGCGTTTAACCACGCTATCGACGCGGCGAGGTATGCGGCTATGTTCAACCAGAGTAACCCGAACTACGGGAGGTACCGGATAGGATGAAAAAAAGTTAGGGAAAAGTTTGGAAGGTTAGAAGTGGTGCCCTATCTTTGCTTCATCAAACAAACGGAAAACATGACCTTTTCAAACCTCCCCTTGAACACGACAGTTCTTTACAACGACACATTCAACACGGATTTTCGGATGATTGTAATCGGTCAAACAAAGGACAAATTCGGAACGTGGACGAAAGTTCTGACCGAAACCGGAGTACAGGAATACGTGAACGGACGCACAGAAATAGACGGAAACCGGTACACAATCGCCTAAACGAAGCGAAGGCCCTCCGGGGCCTTTTTTATTTCCCCCTATTCATTCAGGGCATGAAAAAAAATCCTTGAAAAGTTTGCAGGATAAGAAAAAAGCCGTATGTTTGTGGGGTCAAACAAACACACACAGACATGAGCGCACAATTCGAAACCCTCGTCGCAGAAAAGAATAAGTGGAACGACCTCCTTACGGTTTACGCTACTTCAGGAACCGCGGCACGAAAGAAATTCCCTTACACCCAAAAGTTCTGCATTCAGAAGTGGAACGAGGCACAGGCCAACATAGACAAGTGGCTGAAAGGCAACTAAACCAAGAAGGCCCTTCGGGGCCTTTTTTTATGCCCTAACTTTGAGGAAATCACTTCTTCCCGTTATTTCCTCGATGCGTTACCCTACCAACTGGAGCCAGCTAACCCTCGGTCAATTACAGGTCCTCTGCACGAAGTCGACAGACCTGCAAAAGGTTTGTGCCGTTTGTGATATTTCGGAACAGGAAGCCCGCACCATTCCGATGGGCGACATCTACGAAATCCTACACCGGGTAAACAACATTCCCGAAGTAGCGCGGCACGAACCTATCATAACCCTCGAAGGGAAGAAGTACGGGTTTATTAAAGACTGGGACGAATTCACCACGGGGGAATGGATAGACTGCGAAAGCTATCAAGAGGACTTCTGGGCAAACGCGCACCGTATCATGTCGGTACTCTATAGGCCCCTCAAGTACCATGTAGGCAAAGAATACAAGCTGAAGGCATACACCGCCAAAGAGGACGCGGAGCCGTTTAAGAAGATGCCCGCCGACCTCTTTTCGGGTGCCCTGCTTTTTTTTTGGAATACAAGAATCGTACGGCTTCAGACTTTGCAAGCGTCTTTACTGGAGGCGGAGGAGGCGGTTCGGCACTTGCAGACAAATGGAAGTGGTACCCGGCGCTCTACCAGTTGGCGGGAGAGGATTTCCTCCGTATGGAAGAGGTCACGCAAAAACCCATTAACGTCACCCTCCAACACCTAGCGTTCTTAAAAGACCTTGCGCACGAGTTAAAGCAAAGACGGTAATATCCTCCTTTAAGGCCCAAAACACCCCGTAATGATTACTCTAAACACCATTATAAAGCGGTTCGAAGACTTCGCAGATAACCACTTCTTTATCCGGTCCTTTTCGTTTGGGTCCCCGGAAGATGTGGACCTACAGAAGTTCGATTCGTATCCGCTTATGCACGTGGTCTATACCGGGGCGACGTACGAGGACACCACGAAAACGCTGGACTTCGAGGTATATATCTTCGACCTCCCCAGCCACTACGAATCAAAGACAGAGCGACAAAAGGAAATAGTAAGCGACGCGGAACAATGCGCGGAGGATATCCTCGCAGACATCGCAAACGGGGGTAATATCTTCATCTTCTCGGAGGATTACGAGGTGGTAAACGCCACGGTTACCCCTCTGCAAGAAGCGGGGTCGAACGTCCTCGCGGGGGTACTTCTGGAACTGGGTATCCAACTCCCGTACGACCGCAGCGCGTGCGACGCTCCTATAGACGGGGTACAACCTGAAGGGGGCGGGTTCGTCTACGCACGGAGGGGACTTCTTCGGATGCTCACTCAGGACGGGACCGTGGATGTCCTTTCGGTAAATACTATCAAAGTAGCGAACGGCACCCTCACGGACGAAGGGAACGGGGTAGTTAGCTTAACGACTGGAGGCGGGGCGGGAGGTTCTTTGGAAGACCTCGATGACGTCACGATAACGGACCCTCTGGACCACGACGCGTTGATTTACGACGAAGTTTCGGCGGAGTGGATTAACGGAGCGCCTCGCGCTCTCGATATGGCAGTATTTAACGGTTCAGGGTCTGTTATCGCAAAGGGAAAGCTACTCAAGGCCATAGGCAGCCACGGAGATAAAGTTTCGGTAGGTCTGTTCGACTTGGATGTAGATAGCCCTATGTATCTGGTAGGACTTGCGGACAAACAGTTAGCAATCGGAGGCACAGGACACGCACGTACGTACGGGGAACTTCGGGGAATCAATACGAACGCCTACGCCATAGGAACGATTCTATACGCTTCCGGGACGGCGGGAGAACTCTCGAGTACGGCGGGCGTTCCGGCTATCCCGGTAGCAACGGTTACACGGTCACAACAAAATACCGGACGCCTATACGTACGGACGTGGACACCCGGAAACGAAGAGCCAGCGTTTAGCACGTTTGCGGTATCGGGACAATCGAACGTTGTAGCGAATAATACGCGGGCTACCGCCACGCTTGTAGGTGCAAACGGAACCACGATTACGACGGACGCAGGAACCGATACGATAACCTTCACGAGCAGGACGCTGGATGCAAACGACGTAACAATAACGGAACCGCGAACCATAGACTTAAACGGGGAGGGTCTGTCTATCCTAGACAATACCACGGGATATTTTGCCGCTTCATTCGGTAGCGGAGTACAAGCGTTATACGACGACGTTCGTTTAATTAGCAACACGGGTTCTTCGGCTTTACTCAAATTCCAAGAACCGAACTTTCCGATAAATTTTATCGCGTTACGTGCTCCTTCCTCTTTCACGGGAGATACGACGTACACCCTCCCGGTAGATGGAAGCAGCGCACAGGTCCTCCAGACGAACGGGGCCGGTACGCTTTCTTGGAGTACGCGGAATGCTTTTTCTAGAATAGCCGTAGCAGGTCAAACTACCGTAGAAGCAGAATCCGCTTCCGACACCCTTACCCTCTTCGCAGGAACGAACATAACGATAACGACGGACGCGACTACGGACAGTGTAACAATATCTGCAAGCGGAGGCGGAGGGGGTTCGAGTTATAGCGTAGTCGAGAACTTCAGTTCTACGGCGTATACCCTCGTTCTTGCAGATGCAGGCAAATACAAGCGTTACACGAATACAGTCGCTACCACGGTAACAGTTCCTCCGCAGTCTTCCGTGACGTGGGTAGCGGACACGGAAATCTATTTCGAGCAGTCCAATACCGGACAAATCACGATAGCGGCGGGAAGCGGGGTAACGCTGGTTTCGAGTGAGACCCTCAAAACCTTCGCGAGGTATTCGGTAATCGCGTTAAAGCGAACCGCACAGAATGAGTGGACCTTAACCGGAGAACGCGCACTGGTATGATGTTTCTCAAGGCAGTAAGCGCCGCACGGCGCGTCTATCCTGTAATCACAGATAAGTTGAGTTTGTACCTCGACGCGTACAACCTCGACAGCTACAGCGGCTCCGGAGGCACGTGGACGGACCTGTCAAATAGTGCCTATTCCGTAACGATAACAGGGCCGACATGGACCGTGAGCGGAGGCCGCAGGTATTTCGAGTTTGACGGGGTGAACGACTACATGGTTGGCAGCAGCGACGTCACACACTTCGACCTGACTACATCCGGCAATACGTGGTCTTTTTGGATTTACTACGTCACAACACCGGCATGGTTGGATGCAATTATGGTTACGGATTTGCGAAGTACTGGCGGTGCACGAGTTAGGATTATCGACATCGACAACAGAAACAGCAGTGTTTCGGGAGGTAACGGAAACGGTTATTTTTATGCTGCTTATGATGATGGACCACCTACTAACGAGGAATTTATTTTGAAGGCCGAAACGGTACCAACGGGGACGTGGATACATCTGACGCATGTGTTTATCTACACTACAACGACGACAGGAACACATAAAATCTACAAGGACGGGGTTGAGATAGCAACGAAAGCGCAAACGCTTGCGGCTGGAAGCAGTTGGACAGCCATGAACAGCTTTCACAAGCCGTTCTTCGGTGCTATTAACATCAACGGCACACTGGGCCGATTCAACAACATCCGGCTCGGTGAGGTTTTACACTACAAGAAATCTCTGACAGCGACAGAAGTGAGCAACAACTACAACAGCACAAAGACCAACTACGGGCTATGACCTACTGGTATCACCTCTACACCCTTGCGGAACTGCCAAGCGTTCCGTGGCCATTATTCAAGCAGACCCTGCTGTGGAACCTTGCGGGCACGGAGTTTATGCTTGAGTACAAAGAAGAACCAGCCGACAAGACCGGCGTGCTCACCCGCGACGAGGCCGCGGCATTGAGCAAGACCGACGAGTGGCAAAACAACGACCCCAACCCATTCCCACAATATGGCGAAGGCTAAAGCACAGGCGCAACCGCTCCGGATAGAACGCAGCATTTCGCGTCCGGGGGTACACGCAAAGAAGAAGCAGGGAACCCACAAAGCAGGGAAGAACTGGAAAAAACCCTACCGAGGACAGGGCCGATGAAAGAAGCAGATAAAGCGTGGATAGAGTTTGCAAACGAAGTAATCAACGCTTCGAAGCGCGAACTAGGAACCAAACGAATTGGGAAGAACCCCCGGTACGGAGTAGCTACGCGTACCCTCCAGAGGTCCCTCGCTTTTAAGTTCCGCTACGGGAAGACCGGAGTTAAAGAAATTCAGCTATACGCCAAAGGGAAAGCGAACGAATACGCTTCGTACGTCCACTGGGGGGTAAATGGCAACCAAGTACGCCACGGCTCCCCGTTCTCGTACCGAACCAAACAGCCACCTACCGAAGCGGTACGGGAGTGGATGAAGGTTAAACCCGTCCGCCTCCGCGACCCCAAAACGGGGGCCTTTATCAAGCAGACAGAATCGAAACTAAACTCCGCCGCGTTCCTGATAGCCCGAAGTATCAAGCGTAAGGGAATACCCGGCGTTCGTTATTTCGTTAGCGGCTTCGAATGGGCTATCCGCAGGAAGGGCGACAAACTCGCACAGGCCGTAGGGGAGTCCTTCGTGGAAAAGCTAGTAGCCAAAGCCAGCCCGATAACTGTTACTCTGAAACCGAAATAAATGGCCGCGTCTTTTACGTCTAACCCGTCCGAAACGTGGATGCCCGCGGGACAACCCCTAATCTACACGCTCCAAACGTCCCTCACGATTACGGACGCGTTCGCGTTTATCGTGCAGGTATTCGAGAACGGGACGGAGATAGGGAAATACTACCTCAAGCCGAATTCTAATAACCGGGCGCATTTCGACCTGAACCGAGTAATTCAGGGGCGGACGCGGGTAGACGAAAAGGTATACAACGCTTCTACCCTGCTCTTCGATTACTCCGCGCTCCCGTACACCCGTAGTAACGGGAACATGAACAAGTACGAGGTAAAAATCGGGGAGTACACGGGAACGGAGGCGCTCGCACAAGCCACGAAGTTTATCTACGTGATGGACGGGTACGAGCAGGTTTCTAGTGGCCTGCATCCCTCGTTCTCGGATTACTACGGAACGGCCAACACGAAGAAGTTTTGGCTTACCGACCGGGAACCCGTAAACAACGTGATTACGATAGAGGCGGCGGACGACGACGAAGGGTTCTTCGCGTTAATCAACAAAGACACCGTAACCGATGTTACACGGCTTTCTTTTCAGCTTATTCCGCCTACTGGTGCTCCTACCATAATCATTAAAGAGTTTACGACGGGTAACGGGGCGCAAGTACCGTCCGCGACTACACCAATAAACGGATTTCTCGTGTACGCTGGTGTTTATCCGGCACAGGTTCTAGGTCCTATTTTCTCCGCTACCGCGTGGAAGCAAATCACGATTACCCCACAAAACGCCTCCTCCGTTCATAAAGGGAATGTACTGTCTATCATTCGGGACTGCACAGACTACAAAGACCAAGGTGTACAGGTAGCGTTCGCGAACTCGCGGGGAGGGTGGGACTACCTCAAGTTCGAAGGGCGTCCGGGGCGTAGTATCACGACCGAAGAAAAGACGTACCGCAAGGCCCTCGGCAATTACGACGCGGCTACGTATACCTTCCAGAGTTTTAACCCGGAGGTAGAGGCGTACCAGAAGACCGCGAAACTCCAGTATATCCTAAACGGCCTGTTTAACGTCGCAGATTCTAAACTTCTCCCGTTCCTGCTCCGCTCGCGGAAGGTGTACGCAAAAATAGACGGGGTATGGAATCCGGTAACTGTTACGACCTCTCAAGCGACCTATAAGACTACCGCAGACGGTCGCATGACCCAGCTAGCCCTAAACGTAGAACTCGCTCAAGTTATCCGATGCTAACGATTCTCGCATACCGGACCACGTGGAAGGAACTGGAGATTTACGAGTTCGAACCCGTAAACCTTACGTACGGGTTTACGGATATTACGCAAGTCAACAAACCGACCTCCGGATACTCGCAGACGTTCCGCGTTCCTCTGACCCCGAAGAACGAGGATGTATTCGGACCCTACACGCTCGCACAGGTTCCGGCCTTTGACCTCAAAGAGAAGATACCCGCCCGCCTGATGGACGGCGGCGTACTGATTATGCAGGGGTATATTCAGGTAAAGGGCTGGTATATCACGGGAGGGCAGTTCGTAGATGTCGAGGTGGCGTTCTTTGGGGAGACGGCGGACCTTGCGAAATCGGTCGGGGAGGGGCTTTTATCGGATTTGAATTTATCGGCCTTTAACCATTCACTTACCTATTCGAATATAACGGGCAGTTGGAGCGGGACCCTCCTTTCGGGAGACGTGAGGTACGGAGTGGTTGACAGGTTTCAGAACTGGAACGGAACCACGAACCCCGGCACCTCGAAGATGTACCCTTCGGACTTCACCCCGTTTATCCGGGTCGAGGAGGTAGTTAAAGAAATCTTCGACACGGCAGGATTCGAATACGCGTCTACGTGGCTAGCAGGACAGTCGGACCTATATATGATGCTACACGGGGGAGGGCGTAACCTACGGTTTACCGAAGACCTCGAATCTTTGAAGTTCTGGGTAGGCAGAACCTCAAACCTGACTTTGACGGCTCCGACTGCGTGGACCGACGTAAACTTCCAAGAAACGAACCCCTTTTATGATTTGGGCGCGGACTTTGCAAGCCCCACATGGACCGTGCCCGTCTCGGGAATCTATTCGATGTCTTTTTATTACCAAGTTACCTATGGAACGGCGGGGGCTACGGCTACGCTACGACTTACGGACGGAACAACCAATTATACTATTTCTTCAGGGCTAGGAGGTCCAAATGCCTTCGCAACCTTTTCAGGAAACTTTACTGCAGGAACTACATGGAAGGTGCAGGTTCAGACTAGCGCGGGTAACATTACGTTCCTATCAAATGGAAGTACCGTAGGACTTGGCGGAACATCGTGGCGCATAACCTCCGTAACGCCGTTTATTTCTACGCTCGACACCGCGCGCAATATGCCAAAGATGCGGCAAATTGATTTTTTGATGGGTCTTCAGAAGTGCTTTAACCTCGTATTTATTCCCGACCGAGTCAACCCGAAGAAAGTCTATATAGAACCCTTTAACGACTATATGGCTACTGGGGACAAAAAGGACTGGACGAATAAGATAGACCTCGGAATGGATATTACCGTTACCCCGACTTCGGACATCCAGAAGAAGCGGTACGTATGGACCCACTCCGAAGGGGAGGACCTCGTAAACGTGGTATTTAAGAACTCGACCTCCCGCGTTTACGGACAACACGAAATCCTTGACCCGGCGAACGACTTCGCTACAGGGGAAGAAATCATTACCTCCGGCTTTGCTCCGTTCGTTACGTCGCTGGTTCCAGACACTTCGCTGAATATCCTGCGTCTGATTTCTTCGGAGGCGCAAGATGACGTTTCATTACCCGAAGTAAAGGCACGACTAGCGTACTGGAACGGCCAACTGGATACGAGTATCCTCGTAGACAATTCAGGAACGGCGGTAGCGAACGACATTCCTTTCTTTGGACAGTTCAACACGTCCAACAATACACAGGATGCAAACGTTCCGGACGATTCCCTTATGTTCGGTATCGAACTTCCGTTCTTCGATATTACCGCGAACCCGTACGATACCCTGTACAACAAGTACTGGCAACTATACGCGAACCAGCTGTATTCTTCGGATGCGCGGATACTTACAGCTACGTTCCGCCTCGAACCCTACGACCTTTCGACGTTCGAATGGAGCGACAAAATCTACCTCTTTGATACGTACTGGAGGGTACTCGAAATATCGGGATACGACCCCACCACGGACGGAACGGTAACGGTGAAACTTCTGAAGATTCTAGGAAATATCCGCGATTGCGATTACATCCCGGTAGATGGCCGAACCGGAAGAATTGAATTTCAAAACCCTTCGGGAACTAACGTATTTCAATTACCCCGTACCTGCTGCGAGCGTTACGGCTTTATCTACGACGCAGGCACCTCCTACTGTTACCAGCCATGACTCCGAAAGAGTTTCGAGTTAAAGGATGCAAGGACTTCGGTTATATTATCGATGCTCTGCACCTTCTGAAGAGGCCGCGCCGTCCTGTATGGCATAAGGTTTTAGATGTGGTGCTGGCATCACTGGTTTTCTTCGGCTGGTATGGCCTTTTGTTATACGTGATATACCGCCTATTCCATGGCTAAAAAAGAGGTAGTAGTAGATATTAAGGCCGACACGTCCGACCTAGATAACGCCCTCGAAGCGGCGGAGAAGGCGTTTGACGATTTAGGCGAATCCAGTAAGAAAGCCCTCGGAGGGGCCGACCGGCTTACGGGTGGGCTGGCTTCCGGTTTGGTTCAGGGCGTAGCTGGGGCGCGGTCTTTAATCGGGTCTATGGGCCTCCTCAAGGTCGCTCTGATTTCTACGGGAATCGGGGCTATCGTGGTGGCTGTCGGAACCCTCGCGGCCTACTTTACCCAGACGGCGGAAGGGGCGAAGTTGTTAGAGCAGGGCCTTAATATGCTCAAAGCCACGTTCAACGTCCTTCTGGACCGCGTGGCAGCTATCGGAGGCGCTATAGTTAAGTTCTTTCAGGGGGATTTCCAAGGGGCGGCGGAGGACGCGGCAAACGCGGTTAAAGGTATCGGGGAGGAAATCAAGAAGGAGGTAGCAGTTATCGATGAACTCACGAGAGCCACCCAGAGGTTACGGGCTTCTAACCGAGAACTCACCGTAGAAACGGCGAAACAGCGGGCGGAAATCGAGCGTTTGAAAATGGTTTCGGACGACGTAAACCGCAGTATAGAGGAAAGGATTAGCGCGGCACGGCGGGCGGCGAACCTCGAGAAGAACCTCGTAAACCAGCGACTCGGAAACGCTCGCGAAGAACTGCGAATCGAGCAGCAGAGGCAGGCCACGACGAACGCCACGGAGGAGGATTTAGACCGTTTAGCGGAGTTGCGGGTACGGGTCTACGAAATCGAACAGGAATCGTTAACGCTCCAAACGGAACTCCAGAATAAAGTCAACGGACTGAAGGCCGAAGCTATCGCACTCGAAGAAGAGCGCATCAAAGTCGCACGGGAAGCACGAGCCGAAGAACTGAAGACCCTACAAGAGACAAACGCGGGCCTTCAGGCAGGAAGGGCTAGCGTGAGCCAGTTCGCAAACGACTCCAAGAAAACTATTATAGGAACTACGCAGGAAATCCGAGAATCGGATAACAATTACCTGCACGACTATATCAAGATTCAGAACCAGAAGGCGCAGGGTACGCTGAATTTTGCGAATATGACCCTTCAGGCCGTTTCTGCTCTGAACGACGCGTTTACGAAGGGCGACGAAAAGCGGGCCGAACGGAACTTTAAGATTTCGAAGGCTATTTCTTTGGCCTCTGCGATTATGAATACCGCCGAAGGTGTCACTACGGCCCTCACGGACAAAACGCAACCGTCTACAATCCTGCGACTCCTTCAGACGGCAGCGGTAGCGGCTACGGGTATTGCACAAATTGCAACAATTAGCAGGCAGAAATGGCCCCCGGCGGAGACTACGCCTACCCTTGCGGGCGGAGGCGGCGGAGGGATGGGCGGAGGTTCAGCCCCTCAAGCCCCGCAGATAGACCTTTCCTTTATGCGCGGAAGCCAAACGAGCGGGTTCAAGAGTTACGTACTCGCTTCCGACGTCTCGAATGCTCAACAAGCGAACCAAAAGATAAAAGAACAAGCTAGCCTAGTAGGATAATGGAAATTTTCGAACTCGTAATCGACGAACAGGCCGACGCGTACGGCATTCAGGCAATTTCTTTGGTGGCAGAACCTGCTATCGAAGCGGACTGGGTCGCCCTTTCTACCCAGTACAACTTCCAAACGACCGACAAAGAACGGCGCGTGGTTATGGGTCCTGCTTTGATTCCAGACAAACCTATTTACCGGCGGAAAGACGAACAGGAATTCCATATCTGGTTCTCGAAGGAGACCGTACGCAAGGCGATGGAACTCTATTTCAAGGCAGGCAACCAGAACCGCGCTACCCTCGAGCACGAAGTTCCCTTAAATGGAACTACGGTAATCGAATCGTGGATTGTCGAAGGGGAACAGGACAAAAGCCGCATGTACGGTATGAATGTTCCACGTGGAACGTGGATGGTTTCCATGAAAATCGATTCCGATGCTATCTGGCAGGAATGGGTAAAAGAGAA